TTCGGCCGTGCGGCGTCCGATTCTCCAGTACGGAGAGAGCCAGTGATCGTCGCTCGGCGGCGGGTTCGTATCCTGATAGCCAAACGCCATCGCGCCGTCGATCGCTTCGCACGTGACTTGGCGCTCGTTCAGAATTTGTTCATCGGTTCCTCGGTTCATGCTGCCTCCTTATCCTCTTGAAAGTATGGTGAATGCTGCCGCTGCCACTCTAGAAACCTGCCCGTTTCCAATGGCTTTAAGTCTGTCCACCCGATTGGCCATCCCATTAGCCACTCTGACCAGTCCGGGTTCACCGGGCCAACTATTCCGGACCTGACCGCCACCTGAGAGCGAAGGCGAATGTAAGTGTTTGGTATCCACTCCCCTTGCTCCCACTTGGTTACCATCTCGATTTCCTTCTTGCCGGCGGGCTTGCAATCGTTCGCCGTTGGCGTGTGCCAGTAGCCAGATCCTTTTTCGAACATGGGGAGCACTGACATCTCCCGCTCCCAGCACTCCCCATTCCGCATCGAAGCCCATTCGGGCCAAGTCTCCGAGAACTCGTCCAAGCCCTCGACTAGTGAGCATTGGGCTGTTTTCCACGAAGACGTATCGCGGTCGAACCTCGCAAACAACCCGAGCCATTTCCGTCCAGAGCCCACTGCGTTCACCGTCAAGTCCGTCACCTCTGCCAGCTGCGCTGATGTCTTGGCAAGGGAAACCTCCCGAAACCACATCAACAATTCCGCGCCACGGTCGGCCATCAAAGGTTCGGACATCATCCCAAACCGGGAAAGGCGAAAGTGTTCCGTCGTTTTGTCGGGCCAGTAGTACGCTGCGGGCGTATGCGTTGTATTCGACGGCGCAGACTGTGCGCCATCCAAGGATGTGGCCGCCGAGAATTCCTCCACCAGCGCCTGCGAACAATGCCAGCTCATTCAAGCCGCCTCCCGTTTCATTTCAATCCGCCGCTCCAACCTGCGAGCCTTTTTGTTCATGACTTTCTTGAGTCGCTGCAAATACTCGACGGACCACTTAGCCGTCCACTGCATTGATTCGATTTCCTCGACGCGATCGATTCTGATCCGCTCGACTAGTCCTTTGCGGTATTCGACGGTGTTGGACCCTAAGTCGCGGTTGCACCGCTTGCACTGCAGATGGATGTTCGGCAGGTAGAAGCGCATGTGCGGAGCGCTGCCCACAGATCGAAAATGACCCGCATCCATTGCGCCGCCGAACCTGGCGTCAGGACGTGAGCCACACGAGATGCAGCCATGCCCCGCCAAAATGTCCCGCAGCCGCGCCACCTTATTGACGACTGCCTGCGCTTCAGCGATCCACTCGCGGCGCGTCTTGAGCTTGGCCTTGCGCTCTGCCAGCGACTTCCGCTCCTCGCGATTGGCTCGGGCGGATTTCTGGGCGGCGACCTTGGCGGACCAATCGGCTGCGCATTTCGGCCCGCAGACCTTCTGCATTGAGCGTTGTGGCGTGAAGACCGTCTTGCAAGCGGCGCACTTCTTGGGCTTGAGCGATGCGCGAATCAAGCTTCCCTCCACACGTGATAAATCGCCCACACTCCGAAATAGATGCCAAGACAGATTCCCGCTGCCGGCGAAACGTGCGGAGAGATGTAGACAGCCGCGCAAATGGTGAAAACTTGGCTGTGTTTCATTCGAACGTCACCCCCAGCGTGTCGCCCGCATAGCTCTGCACGGCATCGAGATATTCCGAAAACTCGCCCACGCTCATCTGCGTCGTCGACTTCCGGCGCGTAATGATTTCGCCATCGGGCAGGGTGAGCTCGTCGAGCACCCCGTACTTGCGGGCGAAAAACTCGTGCCACGTGTCTTTGTCGTACTGCCTTCCGTCGACCCATGCTGACTCGCTGATTTGCTTCAGGACGGCGCCCCAGTAGAACCTGTTCTGTTGGGCGTTTCTCTGACGCTCCTCGGCGGTGATGATCAGGCGCAACGGCTCGCCCTTGTCGGCAAAGACCGGCGCGTTCGCTTTGATGAAGGCGACAACGGCATTCCAGACGCCGCCGTTCTTTAGCGTGAACTCGCGGTAGAGGGCGGTTGTCATGCCATAGCTCCCACGAATTCAGCGCACATGAGCAGAGCCATGATTGCCCACAACTGCCAGTTGCCTAGGCCGATGCGCCGGGTCGAGAGAACGACGCCAGCAGCGCCAAAGACAATTCCGCCTAGAATCGCTCTCACGCTGCCTCCCGATTCGATTTCTCAATCAACCGCGCGTCTTCCTCGCGTGCGGCGTGTTCGGTCATTCCGTTGCTGTCGGCAATGGTCCAGTGTTTGGGATTCTTGTCGGCATACTGCTCGCGAATCTTCGGCATGAGTGCTTCGAACTCGGCGCGCACGCGGGCCAATTCGCCATTCAGACTCGGCGGTCTGTCGTCGACCAACTTTCCCGAATGCTTCGCGTCAATGAGAATTCCAAGGCAGGCAAGGGCGTTGGCAAGGTGCGGCGTGCCATCTGTAGGGTCGTATTCTTCGCCCTCCCACCATGCGTCGACATGGCGATCTAGCGCAGCCTTGTAGATCGATGCGCGTGCCCCAGCTCCGCGATAGTTCCACGCGCCATACTTGACGTTGCCGAGAAAGTGCGAAATTGCCTGATACGCCTTGACGATCGGCGACACCAAGTGACTTGGCAGCTTGTTCGTCGCGATCGCATCTTTTGGATTCGTGCTTTTGTCGCTCATGCTTCCCCCGGAACCAGATCGGCCAAATGAAAAACCTTGAGGCCCATCCTGTCGGCGGCCATTCGTTCAATCTTTGCTCCGTATGAATCGGTCCAGCCGGGCAACAGGCAGATGGCTGTGCAACCTCTCATGGCGAGCAGGTCGGCGGCAATGCAATCAAGCCAATCAGCGCTTTCGTCAGGGTTGATCTCGACGGGATTTACCACTTCCCAGCGAAGATTGCGCAGGCGCACAGCGACGCGATTGAACAACGGGAAGTTGAGGCGCGGCAGCCCCGTCATCGGCCCGCTGATATAGATTTTTCCCTTCATTCTCTTTCCTCAATAGGTGCGCAATGCTCGTAGGAACTTCCTTTTTGTCCCGGCTCGTTACTCCCGGTGCAAGCCAGTTCGTGATTCGTCGCGTGCGGGCATCGCTTGTTGCCGCACGCCGGGCAGAGAATCATGCGAGTGCCGCTCAGCGGAAAGCCGCCGCGCGTCTTCTTGCCTTCAATGCACTTGTGGCACCAGCAAGCCGGCTCGTCGTAGAGAAAGAGCTCTTCCGCATTCGCCGTCATCCGATCCAGCGCCTGCGCCGCAATGGCTCGACGCTGCGCCTCTTGAAGACGGCGTGCGTACCTATCCGGCGAGCAGAACACGCCGTCTTCAGCCATCCAATCGAGCATCTGGCGGTGGGTAACGCCGATAACCAATTGAGTCGGCTCCTTCAGGTCGGTGTTCATGCTGAAATCTCCATTTCTTCGGGTGAATCGGTCAGGTGGATGTAGACGCGGCCCGGTTGGCTTTTAATTTGTCGCGCCGGCTCGATCAATGCTTCGAACGGGTTGATTCGCCCTTTAGCGATTGCCTTCTTCGCCCTGTAATCGCGCGCTGATTCTGATTTTGTTTTAAGCGGAGGCTTTGGTGCATTCACGCCAGCACCGATTACCCATACTGCGGACCAGTTTCCCGTCCCTGAGACGCTGGTGTGTCGCCAGTCAGCGGCGTGCCATTTGCTTTGAGCATGCCTGGAAAGGACTTGCGTCACCCTCGTATAGGATGCCGAGCAACTGGCGGCGATTTCCCTCGCAGTTAGCGGGACCAGTTGCGATAACACTTTCGTTATTTCGGACTCGACCCATGAGTAGTCCGAGACGAATTGCTTGGGGCTGCGACCGCCGAGTCCGATGAGGCGTGCGCGGTGCAATGCGCCTCGCCAATTCCTGCCCGGCAACCGATGAAGATGTGATTTAAGCGAACCTTTCCCTGCCCAGATTTCGCGGAGAATCGAGTCCTCGGCTTCGGACCACGGTATAAACCGCGCCCCTAGGCCGATCCCGAACGCATGACTCCTGATCGCATCCGAGGAACGTCCGGGGAACAGCGAACATAGTTCATCCGTCGTCATTTGCGAATGCCACACGTCGCGGAGTTTTCTTTCCTCCGCAGTGGTCCATAGTCTTCCGCCCATCACGCAGCCTCCAAGTGACATTGCTCAGCGGCATACATATGCCCCTCGTTGGCGCGCTTCACGATCGCCTGCAGGACAACCTTGATTTCCGCGCGGGTCGCCAAAGCGCACTGTTGATCGTGGATATCGAGAGCGGCGCGCATGGCTTGAATGCCGGCGCCATCGAATGCCCACTTGCCCGTCCGGTCTGCCCGGTACTTGGTCGACATCAGCGCCTCCATTGCCGCCTTGATCTCGGGAATGAATTCCTCGCCATAGCCTTTCTCTGCGAGAACCAGCGCGACGTTTAGTGAACCCGCCAGCACATACCAGTCTTCTTCGCCGCCACGCTTGAGCATGTTTTCGAAGGCGATGTGGTAAGCAAGTCCCAAGTCGCGCTGTTGGTCGTCGGTCAGCGGATTGGCGTCGCGGCGCTTTTCGGCATTGACGGCGATCCGCGATATAAAGCGCGTCGGGTCGTATTTCCTTCTAGGCTTCTGGCTGCGGCTCATGCTGCTGCTCCAAATAGGTCTGATTGGTTATCTGCAACAGCGCTCTTGCAGTTCTCGACGGCCAACTTGAAGTAACTAGGCTTGAGCTCTGATCCGATGCCGCGGCGGCCCATCTTCAGCGCGGCATAAGCTTCGCTTCCGATTCCGAGGAACGGCGTGTAGACGAGGTCGTTGGGGTTTGTCCAGAGCTCGATCGCCCGCTCGATTACCTCAAGCTGCAAGGGGCTGATGTGGCGCTCGTCGTCGCTGTCCCGCGCGCTCATGTACTGCAGCGTCTTCGATTGGTTAATGTCCATCCATACCGGCGACGCATAGCGCTGCCACATATCGACCGGGAAACTCTCGTGCGTGTGCGTGACCGGCTCGGGGTTCTCGCCGGGCTTGCGCATGATGACGAGGTAATCAGCGATCCCCTGGCGGCTCATGGCGCTGTCTTTGCGAAGCTGCTTGTAGAGCAGGCCGAGAGCCTTGGTGCGCTGCATGGCGACAACCGGGTCCTTCCAGATGCACACTTCCGAGTGGTAAATAAAGCCGGCCTCCTGATGCGCGCGGATGATTTCGCCGCGGAAGTCTTTCAGGCCGATATAACCGTCCCGCGTCTTGGACGTCGGCAGCTGCATGCAGTGAATCGCGACCAGCCGACCCGGCTTCGTGATGCGGATATGCTCCGCGATCAGGAACCGGTAGTGTGTCCAGAAATCCGAGCTCGACGCGTTGTTGCCCATGTCGCGCTCAGAATTACTGAACACGAAAAGAGACTCGAAGGGCGGGCTATACACCGAGAAGTCCACCGAGTTTTCCGGCAGCGACTTTGCGAGGTCGACGCAGTCCATGTTGTAGATCGAGAAGCGATCGTGAATTTCTTGTGTGATGCAGTTCACTGTGCGTACTCCACGTTATCCAGAATCCATGCGGGGATAGTCAGCGGCGTCAATGGCCGATACGCTTCCGTGCCGCTCTTGGCGCCTTCAATCTGTTTCTTGGTGATTTCGCGCATCAGGCCAACCATTTCGGCCGCCATGGCGTCGCTCTGCGCCTGCTTGCGGGCGATGTTGGCTTTCACGGCACCCTCGGTATCGGCGGTGATGATGTGGGCCAGCACGCGACGCGTCTGCCCGAACCGATAGCAGCGGCGAACAGCCTGGTAATAGGATTCGAAGCTGTCATCCATGCTGGCGAACACCATGCGCCGGCAGACGTGCTGCAGGTTCAATCCGTAACCCATAATCGAGGGCTTGCTGACGATCACACGCGCTTCGCCATGGACGAAGGCCATGATGTTTGCCTCCTTCTGTTCAGGCTTCATGGAGCCGGTCACTTCCACTGCGCCGGGGATTGCCTTCGTTAGGCGCTCGCTTTCCTCGTTCAGGTGGCACCAGACGATGACTGGTTCATCCGTGCTATTGGCGATGCCGGCCGCGAGCTCGATGCGTTGGTCGATAGTGCTTTTCTTGGCTTGGCGGCGTTCCGTCAGGCTTTGGGCGATCATGGTGAAAAGCTGACCTTCCGGTGCGGCGTCGCTCTCCACAACATGCTCAACGAGCTCAAGCGGCGGCAACAGATAGCGCGAGCCGTCGAATCCAAGGTCAGCCGGTGAGCGAATGCAAATCGCCCACGTCGCCATCCATTCCCAAAACTTGACCTTGCCGTGCCCCTTAAGGCGCCAGTTACCCGTGTCGCCGCCGTCGTGCGTGAAAAAGGTCGACAGCATTTCGACAGACGACATAACGCCGAGAAATTCAGCCTGGTTGCCGAGCTCCATCCAGTCATTCGGGCTAGGTGTAGCCGTGCATGAGAGTTTGTACGGCGTGCGGCGGAACGATTCTGTGATGAATGCCCGCGTCTTGCTGTTGTGCGCTTTCAGGATCGAGCTTTCGTCCAGAACGACACCAACGAACGAATCGAGCTCGAAGTGCTCAAGCATTTCGTAGTTCGTGATCGTGATTCCGGGCTCGACTTCTGAGTCGTGCCGGCAATATTTAATCGCGATGCCAAACTTCGCCGCCTCTTCGACGGTCTGCTGTGCAACGCACAGCGGCGCCACGATGATGACGTTCCCGCCCGTGTGTTCGCAGACGTATTTCGCCCACGTGGTTTGCTGCAGCGTCTTGCCGAGACCCGTATCCTCGAACAGTGCAGCGCGCCCACGTTTCAATGCCCACTTGACGCATGCCGCCTGGAAGTCGAACAGCGGGCCTACCGGCACGTCACAATCGAACCCAGTCGGAACGTCCAAGAATCCCTTGCTTGCAATGAACGACTCGTA